AACATCTTCACGCTGCTCTTGGTGCTCAGCCATTTAACTACACGGATGCTTTGGATGCTCTTCCACATTCCATCCGCGCCTTCTCGAGTGACGCTCAAGTCGCTGGTGCCAATGGTGTTATTAACACTAGCGGTATGTTCAATGATGCCGGTGCCATGGAGAACACGTCTTCTACCGGTATCGAATCTGATGTATCCGGTGCTTTGGGTGGAGCTGTCTCGTCTGGTGTCTCTGATGCCGGCGCCTTCGTCCTTGCCGAAACCGCACTTAAGATGCACTGTTGGGGTGAAAATCCAGTTGTCACTGCCAAGTTGCAACTTAACGGACAAGACCGATTCAGTGAACGTGAAGGTTCCTACTTCGATGTCGTCCAGCCATACCAACACCACACGCGCTCTCCAGATGCCGGAATTAACTGTTATTCCTTCGCTCTTCGCCCTGAAGAACACCAGCCATCTGGAACCTGTAACTTCAGTCGCATCGATAACGCAACTCTTCAACTTGTTGTTTCTGCTGCTGCCATCGGTAACACGGCAACTGCCAAGGTCCGCGTTTACGCCACGAACTACAATGTTCTTCGTGTAATGAGCGGTATGGGTGGTCTTGCATACTCCAACTAATTTAACCAATATAGAATATAACATATTAATAACCATTGATTTATAAATTATAAAATTAATAACATAATTTTATTATTTACATTTACCAAATACACATCTAATATCAATATTACTTATTCAATACAATAGATTTTTATTTAAATAGAATACTACTATTAATACTAACTAATATGGGGCAAGTGCAAAGTAGAAACTACAATTTTGAAGACGTCCAATATATCATAAAATGTAAGCAAAATAGTAAAACAAATACTACTATATTAATTAATGTTCTTAAAGAATATGAACAAGGGTGTTTAATAAAACACACAATTGATGTCAAAAACGAAGTTAATGTGATTACTGAATGTTTAAAATCCAACAAACATGTTCATATTATAGTATATGGTAAACATGGGAGTGATGAAAACGTGGAGAAAAAACAAAAACAACTTATTTCATTAGGGTTTTACAATGTATTTGCTTATACCGGGGGTATGTTTGAATGGTTGCTTTTGCAAGATGTATACGGTAGAGATGAGTTTCCCACCACCACAGATGAACTCGATATTTTAAAATACAAAACATCAAGTCATTATTACAACAATTTATTGACCAATTAATTGACCGAACTAATATGATAACATAAGTAAAATTGATTTTGCTAATATATAATATTTATATTAACAAAACATAAACACTATCCTATATTTACAACATGAATCTAACTCAGCAAAAACTTACCAAAAGCGAATGGGAATTCTTAGAACTTCCTGTAAACAAAAAGGAGTTGTATATATTAAGATTTATATACAAGTCATATACCAATACTACACTTACAGAAAATCCGAATCATTCATTGATTAGTTATCTTAAAATAAATGTAGAAGATTATGAAGACTTTCACAAATACTTTTACAACAAATACTATGAAGAACCAATTCATAAAATCATCAAAGTTCATAGTCTCAATTATAAACTAAAAATAAACATTAAAAAACTAAACATTAAAAAAGCAAATAAAATCAGAATTCGCAAAATCAACACAGCGGAAATATTGAAAAAAAGTAATATATTTGAAAACGTATTGATGGAACAACTTACCATGTATTTTAAAACCACCAGTAAATCAAAGAAGTGTTACTATTATTATTCACTTCTTCAATTATCCACGCGAAAAGTAAAACGAGTAAACCATTTGTTAATGAAGTTTGTAAAATATGTCTTGGATACATTTCAAAATGAAATCAATGTGATAAACTTAATCAAACATTCTCATAAATACATTGAAGAAAATCCTCTTTTAACTGAATACAATGATATATCATTGTTTAGTCATCAAAAAAAAATGTTTAATTTGATCCAAGGCAATACCAACCCCAAGTTGGTGTTATATCAAGCACCAACAGGAACCGGTAAAACAATGACCCCAATTGGTATGGTAAATAATCACACGCTCGTATTTACATGTGCCGCAAAGCACGTTGGTCTTCAATTGGCGAAATCATGTATTGCTTTAGAAATTCCAATCGCAATTGCGTTTGGTTGCGAAACTCCAGACGATATTCGGTTACATTACTATGCCGTCACTGATTTTGTAAGAAATCGTAAATCTGGTGGTATATTTCGTGTTGACAATAGTAATGGTGGAAAGGTAAAAATTGTTATTACGGATATACAATCTTATCTACCAGCAATGAATTACATGCTTGCGTTTAATAAAAAAGAAGATATGTTGTGGTATTGGGATGAACCGACCATCACGTTGGATTACAACGAACACCATTTTCACGATATCATGAAGAAAAATTGGCGCGAAAATGAAATTCCTAACATAGTATTGTCGTCGGCAACGTTGCCCTCTAGCGAAGAAATATTTCCAATGGTCGCTAGTTTTAAAGACAGATTTAAAGGAGAACAATTCAATATCGTTAGTTACGACTGTAACAAAACCATACAACTTTTAAACACAAAGGGTAATGTGGTAGTATTACACGATGAATATAACAATTATAAAAAATTTAAGCAAAGTGTTAAATTTGTAACTAAAAATAAAACACTGCTACGTTACATTGATGTAAAGGAAGTATCCAAGTTTATTGTATATGTATTAGAACATATGGATATTCCAACACGTTACGCGCCAGAACAATATTTTGAAACCATTTCCGATATTACAATTCATACTATAAAACTGTATTATTTAACATTGTGTCGTCAGATAAAGGAGGTAGACTTTAAAACGTATAAAAATCAGAAAGTTGCTCCTTCGCCAGTGTCCACTATAAAATTAACAACAACAGATTCCAATACATTAACGGATGGACCAACTATATTTATGACAAATGATGTTGAAAAAATTGGAATGTTTTATTTAAAGGCCTCTAATATTCCAGAAAAGGTATTAAACGATTTACTTGCTATTATTGATACAAACGAAGAGTATAGGGAAGCATTAAATCAACTTATTAAGGATGAAAAACAGCGAACCGATAAAATAAACGACAAGGTATTGGATAGTGCACGTGCCAATGACAAGGAAACAAAGATACAAAATGAGTTTAATAAAAAGGTAAACGCATTTATGAAGAAAATGAAGAAAATAGAGTTGAGTCCAGAGTATGTTCCAAATAGAGAAGAACACTATAATAAATGGCACCCAAACAAAGAAATACCTACCAACCTTTTCACAAGCAATATTGATGAAGCGGTTGTAGAAGAAATTGTTTCGTTAGATGTAAACAAAGAATGGAAACTATTATTGTTGATGGGCATTGGTGTATTTAGTAGTAAAAGCGATGTTAAATACGTTGACATTATGAAAAAATTAGCAGAAAAACAACAATTGTATGTTATTATTGCTTCGTCTGATTATATTTATGGAACCAATTATCAATTTTGTCATGGGTATTTGTCTAAGGACTTGCAAAATATGACTCAAGAAAAACTTATTCAGGCATTGGGAAGAGTTGGTAGAAAAAATTTACAGAAATCATATAGTGTCCGATTGAGAGACGATAAGATTGTAGATAAATTATTTATGGAGGAAATCGACAAGATAGAGGTTAAAAACATGAATAGGTTATTTGCTTAATTTATAAATACTATACCATAATTTTAATAAAACACTATAACTATTTTTTTTATTGCGTTTCTTTGTCTTCTTCTTTGCAAACGGTTTGGTATACATTAAACAATCGCTTACATTCCTTTGGGTTAAATGTAATGTTATGAACACCGGATTCACACAAAATCCAATTTAGAAGGGCAGCATTTTTATTTGTAAGTTCATTGTCTCGATGTGATTTTAACATTTAAATATAATAAAATTATTATATTTAAATTGGTTTTGTTAATTGATTTTAAATGTTATTTAACTAACACATGCCTCCGCGGAGTCGAAGAACCAGATGAAGAGTAGATTCCTTTTGAATATTATAATCCGTTAGGGTTCGTCCATCTTCCAATTGTTTTCCGGCAAAGATAAGACGTTGTTGATCTGGTGGAATTCCTTCTTTTTCCTGAATTTTTTGCTTGATATTTTCAATACTGTCACTTGGTTCAACGTCGAGGGTAATTGTTTTTCCGGTAAGAGTTTTTACGAAAATCTGCATACTATATGATATTTATGATTCAAATCTTTTTAAATCATTTGTTTAACAGTTTTTTTATATCGTTTCAGAGACCCATTATAATATAAAGTGTTGCTCCATCTGGTATATTGTAATCAGAAAGTGTTTGCATATCAGATAAACTAATGTCATTGTAGTATAATGCTCTAATAAGTGATTTAGTTATGCCTCTTTCATCATTTTCTATAGACTGCTTTACATCTTCGATTGTATCATTCAATTCAACGTTTAATGTCAATGTTTGACCTGTAATTATTTTCACGTAGATTTTCATATGTATTATATTAGTATTAAAACTCGGATTTAAATAGTTTGATTTAATCAAATGATACAATAATCTCTACATTTTCTTTTTTAATACTTTTTGTAGCAGATACAGATAACTCTTCTCGTGTTTTTCTTGTTGTTTTGTCTTTTGTTCCTTTCTTATTTTTAGATGTACTATTTCGTTTGTTCATATCATGCGATATCTCATCAAAATTTTGTTCGATATAATCCAATATCTTATTTTCAAGTATCCATCTAAAAAAATTCAGTTGTCCAATTGTAGTTTGAATATGAACATTCTCTTTGTAAGGAATTGTAATTCGATCCCATCTACAAAATGGATCAAATCGCTTCTTTGAATATGCTCTTAATTTTAATTTATATTCCAAATACACTTTGAATCTTCGTTCAACCCCATCAGGGTGCTTAAATTTATACACCGTAAAAAACTTTTTACTATAATTGGTGGCAAACCAATCTATCAATCGTAAGGATGTTTTTGATTCTCCATTGATAATAGGAAGTATTTTTTCTAAATTATTATCTTTATTGTAAAAACTTAATAAATTATTTAACAAAAGAGAATTTTGAGTAATATAACTAGTCATATAACTATTCATCAAGTAGTGTATTTAAATTATTATTTTGTCTTATATACTTTTCTTGATTCATTAAATCATTTATGTAATTGTTTTGGGAGAGAAAAGGATTGCATCCTCTTTGACTTATCATATCTCGTTCGTTCATTTTATTCATAATCGCTTCTTTTTTACTGATACCACTATTGTTTTCCTGATAACTCATAAATTTGCGATCCATATTATAAACGGTATTAGTGGGCGAACTAACCGTATTGTCTATCAACTTATCTATTTCATTTAATTTCTCTCCCTTTTCATCAATTGATTTATTTTTTCTATTCGATTTCTGTAATGATTCACCTGGTTTGGTATATTTTCTGTATAACATTATTATTATTTATTAATGTTATAATATATTTACTAAAGTTACTTGCGTGCCTTTTTACTCTTTCCCTTCTTCTTCTTCTTTTT